TAGAAGTATCTACATTTGGATTTGGTATAATAAATTTTTGATTTGGTTGGGAATCGTTATATTGATAATTTTTAGTTAAAAATATTCCTTCAAATATGTCTACATTGTTAAAATATGCAATTCCATTATTATCGACATTTTTAGTAACAGGTTTTGTTATTGAAAAAATATAACTACCTCCTTCTAGGGCTCCTAATGCAACAACTCCAGGCCTTATAGTTACAGTTCTGGAATTTAATCCAGATGTATCAACAAAAAAACTAATCTTTGCTCTAGCCGCCCGTTTAGATCTAGGAACATATCCAATATTTTTTGCTAAAGATACAACATTTTCTCGTAATGTTGCACTATCAATAAATGCCTCATTAACAGCCATATTAGTATTGAAGGCTGTTATATAAGAATTATATGCTAAGATATCAATTAATATTGAAAAATTTGACCCTTCAAAATCAAAGTCAGTAAAATTGCTATTCGCTCTCAGGTAATCCTTAATCTGAGAGCGAATAGATTTAAAATCTAAGTTAGTAAACTGACTAAACGACATTTATATTCTTGCAGGGACTAATATGAATTCTATATTTTGTTGAGGAATGGGTAATCCTAGAATATCATAGACAATTCTTACATTTAATTCATTGCTATCCAACTCACTATCTACCAAAATAGTATCTACTCGTATTCTAGGTTCAAAATTTTCCAGTGTTATTTTAATTTCATCCTGAAGATATGATATATTTTCTGGTAGATTTAACTCAAACAATGTTTTTTCAACATTAGTTCCCAATAAACTATTAAAAAACCTTTCTCCAACTCTAGTTCTAACTAAATTTACCACAGCTCTTTTTATTGCATCTTCATTACGAAGAGGAATAATATCATTTGTGACGGGATTTTTAGTAAAAGATAGACTAATATCTCGAAATGCCCTAGAAATCTGTAGAACCATTAATAATAATAGGATTTACTCTATTATTTATAGAACTTTTTGTCCGGTATTTAATTTATATGTAGGTTCTACCCCATATTCAAAATCATTTTCATCATAATTTTCGAAAATATCTTGTTGATTTAATTTACTTTTCTTTGCTGGGTCATACATTACTTCTTGTATGACTTTTTTATTAGATAATTCATAATCTGTAACAAGTTTTGTAGTTCCCCACATCTCTTTCATATAATTAGTATCTCTATCTGTGATTGAATTTGACATTTTAGCTCCTGTTTTAGTGAATAAAACAGAACTTTTATAAGGAGGTTACTATCTCCTATTTCTATCTATCTATCAATCTCTCGAATTTGATATTCTGTTGATTGAAAGTAATTTATGAGTTCTTCAACTACAATTTTAGGATCTCCTTCGCCACAGGTATATACATCTATTGCAGCACATCCTTTTTCCGGCCAAGAATGAAGTGAAACGTGACTTTCTGAAAGTGTAAACACAACAGTTAGCCCTTGTGGTTCAAAACAATGAGTAGAAATATTTAATATTGTCATTCCTGCAAGTTCTATTCCTCGTACCATAACCTCCAAAAGTGGTTCTAACGTATTTAATAGGTCATGTTGTACGTTAAATACCTCTAATAGTAGATGCTTACCCATAGAAAACTTTTCCAATTACATAAAACTCCTATTTTTCTAGAACTTTATATTTATTCAATAAAAAAGTGTCTAAAATAGACACTTTTGATTAGTTTTTTAATCATTTTAAACTTAAATGTCGGAAGATTATGATTTTCCTTGTCCGCGATATACTTTTTTGCCAGCATTTCTACTAGTAGCAGCATATTTGGTATTACGTCCTTGCCCTTGCCTAGTATTTTTAGGATTGGGTTCAATTTTCATGGTTTTTCTATTTAATGCCATAATATTTTAAAATTTTTTGAGTGTAAGATACTAAAAACGGATCATAAAGACTAAAGATCATAAAGACTAAAGATCATAATATAAAATTGAGAAAATAAATTTGAACGTTTCTCCCAGAATATTTTACCAAAAACTGGGAGAATTGTCAAATTAGTTCTCTAGATTAAAGAACCCGAGTTTTTTCATGACCTACTCTGCATAGAGGATCTACCCAAATCTCAAATCCTGCTGCAATTGCATCTAAACAAAAACCAACATCTTCTCCACAGAAATCTACAATCTCACCTTCATTAAATTCTTGAAGTTTAATTGGAAACCATGGATACTTTATTTCTGAATGTTCGAATACTCCTTTTTTAATTAAAGTCCATCCAAATCCAGTATAATCTACTGTGAATGGCTTCTTACGTTTCGTAATGGTATCAATTTTTTCATGATTCATGACTCCACCATTAGTCTTAAATTCTTCTCCTGTTAACCAATGAGCGCAAGAAGTAGTCTTTCCATCTTCTGTAAGATACCACCCAGCAGCAATATCTTGATCCATTAGAATTAAACGATAGAATTGTTCTGCACCAAATACAATATCACTATCAATCCATAGTTGATAATCATAATTAATTTTTCCATCCCATGGAACTTGATTTGGCCCACGAAGAACATTTGCACCTAAACATTTACATCGTGCAAAATTTACAACAGAACTATAATCTTGTGAAATCTGAATACTTGCTCCGTTCTGAACTAATTCAAAACAAAGCTGCACAAAATTTTTGAGAAACACATAAGAACATCCGCGACCTGGCATACACACACACACACGCACACACACACGCGCGCACACAAGATCGGAAGAGCGTCGTGTAGGGAAAGAGTGTAGATCTCGGTGGTCGCCGTATC